CCCTAGGATTATCTTCCGCTATTGGCTTTTATAAGGGAAACTAGGAATTTATTCCTATATCTAGTGGTTTATTCCTATTGTACCTACTAGGAATAGTATCATGGGATAGGAAAAAAAGTGTGATACAACTAGACCGATCTATTAGCCATCTTATCCTATTGAATTTATTTATATAATTCCTTTCTCACCAACTATCGGTAACTCATCCGGTTACACATCTGGTACCATCTGTTTTTCCCTAATCTGGTACTACCGCCGATTCTTCCTTGTGCTAGTCTCTACCCATAGACAAACGGAAAGGACAAACGCAACGGACATAGCGCGGAACCCAGCGCAAGCCACTAGGCCAGAACGTGAGTTTTGGACACGGCAAACTGTGGGTGTAGAGCAACTAGCTGATTAGTAAGTATTGGCGCAACTATATGTTGCAGGATAATGAGAAGCTGCCAGTAATGGCGGTGGAAGCCCGAAAGCTATCCGGAAATAGGCTTGAAGCAAGCTAGATCATGCTTGTGCTAGTGTGGTGAAATTCCATGCGCTCAGTTTATGAGCGGACAACAATGGCGGGCGATGCGGGTGAAACCAGAAATGGGTCCGGGTCAAATCGAACAAGCAACCGTTGCGCTTGTCCTTACCGATTGTGGTAAGAGAAAGAGGAAACAAATGAAGATCATTACTGAAGTCAAGGCTATTGAAGCCTCTATTAAGTCCATCCAGACAAGAGGTAAGAGCCTTGCAAAGGATATCCATCTTGTCGCTGTCTCATGCCTTGCTCATATCGAAAAGCATGGCGACATAACGCTACTCAATCGCCTTGTCACAGCATTGCCTAGTGGTTGGCGGTCTAATGCTGTTAAGGCTTGGGGCGAAGCCTTTGGCAAGGTCAATTGGGATAATAAGGCAAAAGCCTTTGTCTATGATAAGAATAAGAAAACTGACCTTGAAGGTGCAATTGAGATTTCACCGGAGGATTTCAAGCCTGAACCGGAATATAAGCCGATGGATCTTGCGGCGGATATTGCCAAGCTTGTGAAAAAGGCTTCTGAGCGTGTCGGGTCTGATAATGATAATGTTCCGGCTGAACTTCTGAAGAAGCTTCAGGAATTGGTGGCATAAGGGGGAATTAACTTGACACTGGCAATGTACGGAATAATCTGGGCAACACTAATCTTGTTTTACTTTGCAGCGAAGGGAGTAGTCTAATGACACTAGTTGTACGCTATCCAAGCAAGAAGGAACTGAGTTCCCATGTGGGAAAACCGTTGAAGTATATCGAAACATCTCTATTCGGTCCTGAGTATAGGGATGATGGTATGCTGACGGTGGCAAACCGGCCTCATATCACGGGCATTGGCAGGGAGTTCTTCGCTAATGTCTACATGAAAGATGGTCTTATTCAGAAGGTGAAGTAAGATGGAAGATAGCTATATCGTTTATAGTAAGGGCAGGAAGGAAGCAACTTCCTACGTTGGTCCGGATGCAACTCAGTTGTTCCGTGTGAACATGCTGAAGTCTGCAATCCGATTGTATGTTAAAACTGGTATGATTCCTACCCGTGGTATGGGTATTAAGAAGATGCTTAAAGCAGCAGAACAATATACAGGGAGGAAGTATAAAACATCTGAAGCAAATGTAGCTATCGAAGATCTTCATCATTGGGTAACTTGTATGGTATCGGCATTGCCAATTCAGGAGGTAGACTAATGGCAAGTAACAACAGGAAGGTACACATCGTAATGGCCTACGATCATGTAACCAATTCGACATACATCAGTGAGGTGTGTTCGAGTAAGAAGAAAGCAGAAGAGTTTCGAGTATACATTAACAGGATAATGAATAAAGATGAACCAACTTGCCGGTACACACATTGGATATTTGAACAGAGGGTTGTGTAAAATGAATCCTTTCATTGTCTACGGTTGGGATAAGAAAACAAATGAAAGGGTTGAATTGTATGATACTGATTATAAAGATCATGCAATACTCTTCGCAAAAAAGTATACTCATTCTGCTGGTGGTACTGGAGGATGGGATATGGTCTTAGTCGTATACCGATATCAATCTGATGTGGACTGGGAGGATAACCCTGTCTATGAAGAGAAGGTGTTGTGGTCTTGTTGGAATGAGCCAATGAGATGGAGTGATAACGCAATGGAGGAGTTCTAACTATCATGCCAGTCCTACTCAGTAAGGCAGGGAAGATGCCGTGCAAGTCATGGTCCCTCCAAGCAGGAGACACTTGCCCCGGTAGTATCAATAGGGATACGAAGGAGGTGATTGAAGTATGCAAAGATTGCTATGCGAAGAGTGGTTTCTACAGGATGGATAACGTCCGGCTACCACGGGAGCATAACAGGAAGGATTGGAAGCGTACTGAGTGGGCGGATGAAATGGTGCAAGCCCTTGATACTGAACGATATTTTCGATGGTTCGATAGTGGTGATGTATACTCAACAGCACTAGCTCAGAAGATATACGAAGTCATCAGGCGTACACCGTGGTGCAAGCACTGGCTACCGACGAAGAGCTACACCATTCCGAAGATTAGGTATTGGTTGGATCGTATCAAGTCACTACCGAATGCGAGTGTCAGGTACTCATCACCGAGTACGCATGGTGAGTATACTGAGGAGCATGGTTCTGTCGTAGTGCAAGAGGTAACTGATCTAGTAGGATGGAATAACGCTGTCGCATGTGAGGCGTATACAAGAGGTGGCAAGTGTGATAGTTGTCGTGCCTGTTGGGATAAGGATGTCTCACTCATCCTGTACCCACTGCATACTCCGAAGAAGAAGATCAACATTCAGATTAACCGAGTCGCAAAGGTAGCATAAGATGCCAAGCAAATACAGAGTGACTGTCTGGAAGACAGAATCATATCGTACAGTTGTAGAAGTCATCGCTGAGAATAGGCATAAAGCACAAGAAGCTTGCGAAGAATATGTAACGAAGTCAGACGGTGTGCATTGGGAATTTTGGGATATGGATATAGAGGCAGACGTTCCTACTCATGGAGTATACACTGATGAAGACCTATAAGCACGGTGGTCCGTATGATCGTGGTAGTGCAGATGCCTACTATGGCAGGGCATTTAGTCCACACTTTTGGGATGATAGTACTTATCCAAGAGTGAAGACTGAGTTGAAGGAGGGTACTGAGGAATACGCTGAGTACCTTAAAGGATGGGATGAGCAACACGCATCAGGAGACTATAAGGATTGGGGCTGATGACTAACCATTCAGAGGCTGTTATAAAAGAGGTGTGCCGTCTACGCAGGAAAGGGCTGTCTTACAATAACATTGGAAGGAAGCTTAACCTTACGAAGAATCAGGCAATGGCTCTTGTCTATAAACATCTTTTAAAAATCAACAGGAACAGTTACTACAAAAGATCAAAGGCGAATGAGTCTATCCACGATAGGGATACTCGCCCGTCAGTTCCATTCGTACCGGGGCTGTCTGATACGATGTGGTACAGAGTGAAGAAGGAAGGATAGGATATGAAGGACGTAACTTGGATTAGCTTTCTGAAAGAGGATCTTGATTTGATAATCGAGTCACTCGACTATCGGTTGTACCTTATGGATCAGGAGAACCACTTCTTCCAAGAGGAACCAACGCCTACATTCAACCAACTAGTTGAAATCAGGGACTTTATTTTAGGCTTTACAACTGGCGGGAATCGGATACAATCTACTTCCCAGCCGGGTGAAGTACAGGTATAACTATAGGTATACAATAGGTTAGACATATGGATAGAAACAATTCAAGGTTACTAGTCCTTCAGAAGAAACGACTGGTAAAGAGGAAGGTGAAACCTGACGAACCACCTAAGCTGGTACTGGTACAGTGGGTTGATGCTGTTACCGACTCCGGGTGGGAGATTGGAAAGGGCACAAGCAAGATTGATCTTGTCTCCAGCATTGGGTGGCTGTTGAGTACTGATGATACGGAGGTGGTACTAGCTGCTGATGTCTCATCCGATAAGGATAATCAGTTGCATACGAACAGAAGGCTTGCTATACCAGCACAATGGATAAAGAGCATGAAGGAGATAGATCATGATTGATCGTGAGTTCGATGTCCGTGCTTACGAAGAGGGGTATCGCGCTGGAAAGCATGATGCACAGGTAGAGATCGAACGGCTGCGGGCGGCGCTGAAGGAAATAACAGAAGACAATTGGTTTTTTATTGAGGATGCAAAGGGTATTGCCCGCGCCGCGCTGGGAGGTGACAAGTGATCCGTCCTGACCAGATACCACCCGAGGCTGTCAAGGCGGCATGGCAAGCCATGATGGCCCCGGATTCCCTAGCAATGCACAGAGCGATTGCTGCTGCGATAAATGCGTGGCCGGATCTGCAACGTAGAGAAAGCGTTTGCGGATGGGCACAATGGTTTGAACTATATATTCCAGATGAAGAAGATGACGCATGAGTGATAAGTCTAAATGAGATGCTACATCTGCAATAAAGATTGCCCCGATGGAGAAATCAGGGTAGAAAGAAAGGGGAAGTTAGTAACATTCTCCCCCTGTGCTGAGTGTTCCAACGCAGTAGTACGGACGATACTGTTTAAGGATATAGAGAATGAAGAAGCACCAACCCTGCCCTTGTGGGACGTCGAGTGACGGTCTGTACGACTACGGAGATCATCAGTATTGCTTTGTCTGCAACAAGTACTTCAAAGGAAATGAAGAGATGACGAGTATGGCTAACACTCCTGTCATGATGCGGGGTGACATTGCCCCTATATCAGATAGGAAGCTAACCTATAAGACTGTCGAGTTCTACCGTGTACTACAGCAGGATGATAAACATTACTACCCGTACTATAAGGATGGTAAGCTTGCTGCTGTTAAGACTAGGCTACCTGATAAGGCTGGGTTCCCTTGGTCTGGATCTCCCGGTGGTGTGGAACTCTTCGGGCAGAATCTATTCCCGTCTGGTGGTAATACAGTAACGATTGTCGAGGGTGAACTAGATGCACTCTCTGCCTATCAGATGTTGAATGAACCAGTAGTCTCCGTCTGCTCTGCCAGTACTGCTGTAGCAGATCTAAAAAGGAATTACGAATGGGTAAATACCTTTAAGAAGATTGTCTTCGCCTTCGATAATGATAAGGCTGGACAGGAAGCACAGGTTAAGGCAGCTAGTCTCTTCGATCCGAAGAAGGTTAGGATCATGAAGCTGTCCCATCATAAGGATGCTTCCGATTACCTTCAGAACAATAACATTAAGGAGTTCTATGAGCAGCACAGGACAGCGGGACCGTTCACTCCCGATGGTATTGTATCCGGGTCAAGCATCTATGATCTACTCCTCCGAAAGCCTGAGTATGAGTCTGTCAACTACCCTTGGGATGGTGTCAATGACTACACCTATGGACTCAGAACTGGAGAACTTGTTACTCTCATTGCTGGCACTGGCGTGGGAAAGACACAGTTCCTCAGAGAGCTAGTATACGGACTACTGAATAACACCTCTGCCAATCTTGGTATGCTATTCCTAGAAGAGCCTATCCGAGATACTGGTCTTGGTCTTATGTCAGTCCATGCTAATAAGCGTCTCTACCTTCCCGATGCAGAATATACAAAGGATGAATTTGATGATGCGTACAAGGCCACTGTCGGATCTGGTAAGATCTTTCTGTATGATAGTTTCGGGAGCAACAGTATTGATCGTATTCTCGGTACTATCCGTTATCTTGTCCGTGCTTTGGACTGCAAGTATATTGTACTTGATCATATATCTATTGTAGTCTCAGACCAGAGCAACGGTGATGAGCGCAGAGCGTTGGATGAGATTGCTACGAAACTGAAGACACTAACTGTCGAGCTATCCATCTGCATTATTATGGCTGCTCATCTCAGGAGGCAACCGAATGGGCAATCGCATGAAGAGGGTGCTGCTGTTAGCCTTTCTGATATCCGTGGGACCGCCGGTATTGGGCAGTTGTCTAATATCATACTTGGTCTGGAGAGGAATACTCAAGCCGAAGATCCTTCCGAGAGACACATCGTTCGGGTAAGGGTTGTTAAGAACAGGTTCAGTGGTATGACTGGTCTTGCTACACACTTGCGATATCATACAGAGTCTGGTAGACTTATTGAAGAGAAACCCGATGAACCAGTAGGAGGAAAAGAAGATGCCGATAATGAGGCTTGATGTTCTCATCTCAGCGTATATGAATGAAGATGGAGTATACGTTACTTGCGATGATCAGGAAGAACTGATTACTTTCTTCCAACTTGCTAATGACTTCATCGAAAGTCACCTAGTCCCGAGTAATCCTCCGAGTATCAGACAGGATGGTAAGGATGCCATCTTCAAACTGTCCATCCTACTTGAGGCACTCGCTTTGTACATGAGGAAGAAGAAAGATGAATACCCCGACTGGCAACCGAAGGAAGATAGTGTGGGATATAGAGACTGATGGACTTGATGCTAAAAAGATTCACCTCCTTGTTGCGAAGGTTTACGGACAGGCTGGGTATTACATCTTCAGAGATGCAGATACCTTCCGGTCCTTTTACGAAGACAACGATGACGCTGAATGGATCGGTCACAACAGTATCTCCTTCGATAGCCCTGTCTTGTCCAGACTGTGGGGAGTTAGTATCCCACTCAAGAACCAGTCAGATACTCTTGTTATGTCAAGGTTGTGGGAGCCAACTCTTGCTGACGGACACTCCCTCGAACAATGGGGTTCGCGTCTTGGTGAAGGGAAGATTGCCTTCAAGGAGTTCTCCGAATACTCGGAGGAGATGAAGGTCTACTGCAAGCAGGATGTAAAGATAACTGAGAAACTGTACACCTTTCTTAATAAGAACTTGAAGGGTTTCTCCAGTGAGTCGATACGCCTCGAACATGCCACCCAGTTTATAATCTCTAAACAGATTAGGAATGGGTTCTTGTTAGATAAGAACGTAGCTATGGAGATCTATACAGGTGCATTGCAAGAAGCTAATCGGATTGAGGAAGCGGTGGTTAAATACTTTCCACCAATCGTTACAGAACGGTACTCTGAGAAAACAGGTAAGCGGCTTAAGGATTCTGTCGAGTACTTCAACCTCGCCTCGCCATCGCAGATCGTCTCAAGACTTAACGAGTTGGGATGGAAGCCTGTAATACCTACGAAGACCGGGAAGAGTTGGAAGATCTGTCCTGAGAATCTGGCTACCATTCCAGATACAATGCCAGATGGTTCCGATATGCCAGAGTGTATTAAAGATCTAAAGAAGTGGAAGATCCTTGAGACAAGATGGAAGACTGCTAAAGACTGGCTCGACAGAATGGACGGAGATGGCAGAGTCCACGGACAAGTTATCGTCCCCGGTACTGTTACTCACCGAGCAAGTCACCAAAACCCAAACATGGCAAACATCCCCTCTATCACATCAGAGCGTGGCCTATCTGGATTATATGCGTATGAATGCAGAGAGGCTTGGACTGTCCCAAGAGGTTCTAAACTGGTTGGAACAGATGCTGCTGGAATACAACTTCGTGTACTCGCACACTACATGAATGACCCTGAGTATACGAAGACCTTGCTGGAGGGTGACATCCACACTTTTAATAAGGAAGCCCTTGGTGAGTTCTGCAAAGATAGGCCGACAGCGAAGACCTTTATATACGCTTGGCTTCTCGGTGCAGGACAGGCTAAGGTAGCTATGATACTCGGGTGTACTGTCAAACAGGCTGGTGTTGCTATGGATAACTTCCTCCGCAGCATTCCTGCTTTGAAAGAACTGAAGAGGAAGGCAGCGATGGCAGCGCAGAGGGGATACCTTGTCGGTCTAGACGGACGGCGTATCAAGATTGAGTCCGAGCACAAGTCCCTCTCCGTCTACCTCCAAGGTGGTGAGACTATCATTATGCGTATGGCTAACTACCTCTGGTTTACTACTGCATCGAATATCAAATTCAAACAGGTTGTTTGGGTTCACGACGAATGGCAAACAGAAGTGGAGGAAGATCGGGCAGAAGAACTTGGTAAACTGCAAGTGCAATCTATTCGGGATACAGGTGAATACTTCAATCTCAACTGTCCCCTCGACGGTGAATACAAAGTAGGTAATAATTGGGCTGAAACCCATTGACATCTTCTTTGAATCTGCTACACTAATACTATTAACAACTGGAGAACTACACAATGGCTACTGCTACGAAGACTTTGACTGGTGAGTT